CGAACATCAAAGCCTGTTTTTCCATCCACTCCTTCATTAGAAGTAGCTCAATGCGCATGGTCAGGTACTTGACGGCTTCGAATTCGCCCCGGCGCAGCGCCTGCTTCTTCATGTCCTGCAACTCGAGGACCGGTGAGGAAACTTTCGCCCTCTGAACCGCCATCTTCGAGCTCATCAGCGAGGAATCCTGAATGTCCAACAATTCCTCTCTGGCCCATTGCATGTCTACCAGCGATTCGCCAAGCGAGTTAGGCCGTGTAGCCATTTCCGCGGTTGCCCACTTGAGTTGATCGTCTTCCGGCACATTCTGCTTGAGCAAGACGGTCAGATTGCCGTGCCCCTGGATGTCTTCGGGCGCGATAAGCCGGTCGAAGGTCTGTTTCGTGAAGGTCTTGCCGAAGACACGCAATTCTTGATACCGACCGGTCTCGTACTGAGCCACGAGAGCCTCAAGACAGCCCAGGATGCACGATTCGACCGGCTTAAGGAACGGCCGGGTGCGTTCTCCGAGGTTCGAACCAAGCAAACGAAGGGCCGCGGCCGACAAACCCCCAGGCGGTGGCTGTCCGGAAAGTGCTTGAGCGCTCAAACCGCCTGCCTGCATCTCTGAGGAGTACTGCGTGAGCGCGAGTTGGGCGTCGACGCCGGTCTGCGGAGGCTCCATCGCCTCGATGTCCTCTTTCGCATCGACGTCGAGGGTGTTTGGGGTGCCCTTCTTGAAGGGATTCACTTCGAAGCTCAAGTTGCCGCCCGACGACTTGACTTTGTAGGCGCGGTCGGCCTGTTGAGCGACGATTGCAATGTGATACGAGACGGCCCGGTTGAGCTCGCGTGCGACGTTTTCGATCAGCGTGAAGACTGAGGGGCCGAAGTCGACTGTCGCGTCGTTCGCGTCATCTTGCCCGATCACGTTCGGAACCGTGGGCATCGAGCCAACCGCGCGAATGATGATCGGCCAGCGCACCGCAAAGGTATCCGTGAGGCCCTTGGCCCACTGCTCGTTGATGATGACGGCGTTCCATGACGCCTTCCCCCGGCGTTCGTAGTAGTCGATTACCGCTTCGAGCTTTCCGCCGTCCGTATCGGTCTCATCAGGCGTCACGCCAGACGTATCGAACCGGAAATTTGGGTACTTCGAACGGATATACGACCGTGTCTGCATCGTCTTGTAGGCGCACCACTCGACTCCGTTGGCGCCACGGTCAAAGACGAAGTTGCGAGGGTCCATCGGCAGGATATCGACGATCGTTTCGTCATCTTGGCCCTTCATCAGAAGGGCGCGCGCGATAACGTACCGGCCGCGGATCTCCGGGAACCACGCGAGTTGATCTTGCAGCGGGGGCTCGCCACCGTCTTCGAGCCTCTTGTCGGCCAGGTTGAGCATTCCGATTGCGAGGCGTTCGAGGTTGTCGTTAGCATCTTCCCGGGCTTCCCACGCGGCGTCGTTTTCGACTCGGAGCACGCGATGGGCGGACGCGATGCCAAAAACGACCTTGTCGGCAATCACCCTGGGGAGGTTCGTCGTGTGGGCGTCTTCCGGGTCGATCCCTTCTTTTTTGGAAGGGACGAACTTGTTCATCCGGTAGAGCCCGTAGTGGCGGTCCATGCGACCGACCACCCCGCTTAGTTCATTGAAGCGGTTCTCGACTTTGGCAAGGATCTTTGTGAGAGCCGGCGATGTCTCGGTGGTCACTGATTCCGCAAATCGTCGTCATCGCGGTGGCGTTTTTGTGCGCGCACCTGCCTGGAACGGCCCGTTGCGGTCGCGAAGCCCCACTGATGGCACATGAGGTAGGACAGGGCTTTGACGGCGTCATTGTAACGGTCGCGTGGCACGTCCCCCAGGATTTCGCCTGTCGACGAGACGTTCCACGGATAGGCCCGCAGCATTGGCGGGTCGATCGGCGTTTTCATAATCCCGCCGAGCTCTGATTGGATGCCCTCGCAGTGGACGTCGAACACGATGCCAGGCTCGCCCGTGATGGGATTGACGGCCAGGAACGAGTCGAAGCGTCGTATCTGGTCCTGTATCGGGATCGCCTTCTCGGTGATCATCAAGTTCAACTGGATGCGTTTGCGGTAGACCTCGATGGAGGCTTCATGCGCGCCCGCTCGGGCGACGCCGGCCCGGTCTATGACTCCGATCAGCGGCGACTTTCCCCACCACCATCGTTTTAGCAATATGTGGTCGATGATGAACTGCTCTTGTTTGTCGAACTCGTAGATCAAGTCGAACACCCGGAGCTGGCCCATGATGTAGTGGCAGGCCGCGATCGCGTAAGACGAACCGTGTTCAGCCGGACCCGCGATTCCGGGGTCGATCGCCAGGTAGACCGTCTCGCCACTGACGTACTCGACCTCGCGAACATGCACGGCCATCGAGAACATGGAGTGCACGAGCCCCTTGGGAGGGGACGGGATGCCTTCGTGACGCATCTTGAACTGGTCGGCGGACATGGACCGTTTAAGGCGCAGGATCTCAGGGTCTTGGTCCCCGCCCGGGTAGATGAACAGGTTCGACGCCGAGGACGCGATCCATGTGCGGGAGTCCTCAGTCGCCCACACTGACGGACTTTGCCAACGGGTAACGAACGACGGATACCAGCCCAGGGCGTGCTCCATCGTGCCGACCATGAGGAGCGGAGCCCGCTTTTCGCTGACGCGGCCAATCATTCGCAGGTAGGCGTTGTGGCTGATCTGGGACGCCTCGCACATGACAATCGCGTCCGGAGCCTCCATGACCAATGTCGTCTCGTCCGACGAACTCTTGGTGCGCACCAGCAAGACCCCGGCGCCACACTTGATCTCGATCAGGCCGGGGTTGATGGCGCCAGACGGCTTGACCGCGTCCTTCCCGTACAGGCGCAGCAGGTTCTCAGAGAGGTACAAGAACTCCTGCCGGGTCCTCTCGTAATCGGCCGCGACCAACCAGAAGATCGCCAGCACCTTGCCGGGAGTGGCCTTGGCCGCCTCGCCGGACAGCGTGACGCGTTCAATTACCTCAACGATGCGGCAGGTGAGCCATTTGGCGGCAAAGTCCGACTTCCCACCGCGTTCCCCACCCGAATAGATGACAAAGCGCGTCGGATGCGACAGCGCATCCCACTGAGGCTGCGTGAAC